TAGGCGTTGGTATGGCTCTGTTTTCATATTTCCCATAGGTTAAGTGCTCTTAAAAAAGCCTTGGCGCGTTGCGCTGCTGTTGCAAATTAGATTCACACTCCGATACAGGTAGGTTGAAAATGCAATTAACGTATGACCTTCGTTGTTCTGCTGTCAATACTTTCTCTGCTTCATGCATTGCGTTGAGGTCGTTGAGGTAGTCGGGGAGAATTCCTGACGTTCCGAATACAATGCCACCTCCAAGTTCTAGCCAATGTGATTTATCAAATCCACAAGCCTCTGCTATTCTGATTTGTTGTAATGCTAGTTTCATATTATGTATTATAGTGGTTGTGAAAATGCTGGGATAAATATTACGTCCTGCGGCAGGCCGAGAACCTTGTCTGCATTGACAATATGAGCGGCTATGTCTTGCGATTCAGCGACTCCCGATTCACTAAGCAGGATAAGGGAATCATCTCGGCAATCGCGCAAAGCTTTTTTCAGCTCGGCTATCTGTTGTTCTAAGTTACATATACGCTGCACCTGTTGGTTGGAATAAGCGTTGGCTGCCTTGCGGAATTTCTTCCAGAAGGATGCGTGTTGTTGGGAGCTCATGGCTGCGGTAAACTCGGCGACGAATCCCGAGACATTTTTTGGCATATTAGTTTGCATGTGTTTCAGTTGGTTGGAGTTTGGTAGATATGGCTAGCTCGTAGAACTTGGTGAAAGCATCTTCGACGTTAGAGAATGACCACCCCTTGCTACCCCATTGATTATTTGATGGGGCGTATTCAGCGGGTGGGAAGTTCACGCCTCCGATCTCTCGACCGTTATGTGATTGTATCAGGATTACTTCAAAGAAAGGGCCACATTGGAACAGACCCACGTCTGCTTGTCTCGTTACGATGTTCCATTGGAATCCGTTCTTCTTATATTGTGTTAATGGTTTTGGTGTATTCATTTATTAGGATTTATGTTTAGGATTGAGGTTAGTATGTTCTCGCCCATCGGGGTTAGTTTAATACGGTTGTAGTCAGGAGATCCCTTGACCATAGACACTCGCTGGATCATGTTGCCTAAGACTTTGAATGTCTGGACTAGGGATCTGATGCCGAGAATCTCCTTGAGCTTCTTCGTGGTTATTGACTTGGCATCATCTGAGCGCGAGTAGATTGCTGCCAGCACCGCAGCTTCGTTGATGCTAAGCCCGATAGCGTTGAGGTTGCCAGCAAGTTTGGTTATGAAATAGAGTTTGTTCATTGTTTTCCTCCTTTCACTGCGGCTAGGGCTTTGTATGCTCGGTCAGCATTTTCTTGACAATATATTGCTGCTTGCGTATATCCACACTTTTTCATCCTGTCATGGTTAATTATTGAATCTTCTCTGCATTTACGCAAAGCCTCCGCCAACGCATCGCGCTGTTTGGTGACTTCGGCAAGCTCGCGTTCGAGTTGTCGGCATACGTCTTCATGAACTACATTGCATGGTCTGCTTGCAATCGTGTCTATCCGATCAATCGGCATTGCAGCGGCATCCGTTCTCGGCGTGTCAGATTGTCTTGTTTTTTTGATTAGGTCGTTCATAATGTTTATTGATTGTTGATTTGTTTTCGCTTGTGACGCTTCGCCATTCCATCCCACGAAAGCTGGGAACATAGCTGCCATGCTGCTTCGTCTTTTTCCAGCAACGCATACCAAATGCTCTTGCGCTTGCGGAAAAGATAAGAGACTCGTGCTTGCTTTTGTTTGTTAGTCATCGCTGCCTCCTTTCCATGCAAGCGCATCCTGCCATGCAGCGCGGTAACAATCGAGACGGCTCCAGCGAAAGCCATTGCCGTTTTCGATGTGAGCATGATACGCGATCTCGCAAGCCTCATCGATCATTTTGCTGGTGTCAGCAATATCATAGAGGATTACCATTTCGGTAGTGTCACCGATAAGGTCACCATGCTGCGCTAGAACGTCCGCGAGTGGCTCGCCTTGTGGCTCAACCCACTCCAGCAAGCTGTCTTGCCAGTCGTCGGTGTAGGGCGGGTGATCCAACTTGATAAAACCAACGCCGCCAAGTGCAGCCCAATAACTTGTAGTGAACTCAGGCTTAACGTCAACATGCCAAACGCTTTGTTCTTGCTGTATAATAAATCTTGGCTTCTCAATCCCCGCTGCTTTACAGGCTGCGAGCAGGGATTCCGATAATTTTTTTTCTGGTGTGTTCATGATTGTTGATAACTTGCAAGAATTTTGTTCGCCCCTTTTATAGCCGCTTTTTCGGATTGATATGATTTTAATTCTCGGAAATCTTCACGACCTTGCACATTGTAAGTGACTGTCACTGTGTAATAATAAACCCCGTAACAATTAGTTGATTTTTTGATTTTCGCAGTGTAATTGCCTTCAGTTAATTCCGTCATATTGTTGTGTGTTCATGGTTCTTTCTTTTCTTGGTTGTCACTGTGGCATTGCGGTTTGTCGGTAAATACAGCAACAGGCGCAGCATCGCTTCCCCACCACTTAACAGCGGCAGCTTTCACCTGTGGCGTTAGCGGTCGACCGCAATCGTTTTGCTTGTCGCACGTTTCGTAAAACGGGCAAAAGGTTTTATCTTTGTAATGGATCATGATATGTCGATTTCTTTCAGTTCGTAGCGGTTTGTTTTTGTGTTCTTCTTCCATCCATGCACAAGGATTTTCCACCCTGCGGCACGAATGGCGGCGATGTTTGGTGACTCGCTCATCTTGTCGATGCGGCTTTTCACGTTGCCCCACGATGTAGATTGCACAGCGATTGTTTCAGTGCCGCGCAAAGCGAGAATGTCAATGATTCCGAACAGGTCTTGGCGGATCTTGACGAAGCTATTCCACTTCTCAACGACTTCCACCAGATCGCAGGTCTTGCGTAGGTGCGCCAGAGATAGCTGCGTTGGCGATGTTTTCATTTTTGCGCTCATGGATCTCCTTTCAGTATCTTTTCTGTTTCCTTGGCAAAAGTCAGATGCGTTTTTGCGTTTAGTTTAAAGTACTGAATACATTCATCCAGTTGGTCAGCAATAGCGCAATAATGCCGCGCAAACTCAATAAACTCGCCGACTTTGAGCTGCACGGTTTCGTTATCCTTTAGTCGGTTCTCAACGTCCATGAGGTTCTCAACTTCCCAAGCAATGTTCAACATGGCTTGCATCCTGCGTTCGTGTGTATCTTTGTTCATGGCTCTCCTTTCAGTATTCTTACGATCTTCTTGCTTTGCTGGCGTAATATCTCAGCATGAGATAACGCCTCAATCTCATGGTCGACTAGTGCTTGGCATAACTCGCAGTAGTGTCTGACAAAATCAGCAAGCTGTCCAACCTTTAGTGACACGGTGTCATTTTCATCCAGTGTATTTTCAGCGTTGAAACCGATATCAATAACTTCTTGCATTCTGTATGCGTGTGATGGTGTGTTCTGTGTGTTCATGTTTGTTATGGTAGAATTATCCAGGCGACTAGTCCAGCCATGAGTGCTGTTGCGAGCGTGTAAAACGCTTGTAGGCATTTAGTCTTCATAATCATCTTTCGGCGGGTTAATTAAGCTGAGCGTAAATGCCACCATATAAAACCCCACAATGAGGCAAAACACCGTGAACACGGGATGCGCTTTTACGAAGTCAATCATGGCAGCGCCTCCTTGTATTCGTGGATTGTTGAATTATTGACATCTTTTGCTCTTGATTCTGCACTTACTAAGTCTGTGTAAGTTCCTGCGATATTGCCGCTTTGGTATCTCACCACCCACAAGCTGCGAGGCTCTGGTTTTATGCGGTAGTCATGAGCTGCAAAATTCCAAAGAGGTTTACCCGAAATCACTGGTGTCCATGCGATTTCGGATCGTTCCCTGTATTCCACCTTCCCGCCGTTCTTGTGCGCCTGAATAACGGCAATCATTTCGTCGTGTGTCATGCTCACTTCGCCACCTCCATTCCCTGCTCAATCTTTTCCAAGACATAGCCTGTAAAGATTCTGCGCTTTTCCTTTGCCTCTAGTTTCAGTCGATCGGCAAGCGCAATCGGCATTTTCACGCTGATGGCTCGATGGGTGCGGACTTTGACTGCGCCTTCGATAATGGCGCGTTTCTGCGCTCGTTGTTCTTTTGTATTGCTCATGGTGTTATTTGTTGTGAGTCGATTGTTTTCATGCGGGGCGGTAGTGGGTGATGTCTGAGTCTATCAAATTCAACCGCCAAGATAACTCGCGTGAATCCATCAAGTGATGTAATTCATGTCCGTCGATAAATCTCCATGCCGCAATCATGCAATTAGGATCAACCCCTCTATTCTCCACCCACCCGTCAGCGTCTGGGGTTGGCTTTTGCGGTGCATCTTGCGCTTGCATTGCGCCTTTAAGCTCGGCGGCGAGCATTTGCGCTGCGTGTAGGTTAGGTGATGGTTTGTCGGTTAGCTCGGTGATGAGCTTGTCTAGTAGTTGGCGTTGGTATGTGTTCATGGTTGTGTTGTGTTCTTTTTGGAGAATGTTTCGATCATCTTAGTGAGCCAACCGAACCATGCTGCATCGTCTTTTCTGTCAGGGTTATAGACTGCTTCGTGGAGATCCTCCATTGCAAGTTCCAGCAATATCTTGGCTTGTGCTTCGGTGAGGTTCTGAATGTGTTCGTTCATGATTGTGTTGTGTTTTCTTTGCTGAGTTTCTCAATCGTTTGAGTGAGCCAGGCGATGCAAGCGGCATCATATCTTGCGTGCGGGTCATAAATAGCGGAGCGGAGATCCTCCATCGCAAATTGCAGCATAAGCTTGGCTTCGGCTTCAGTGAGGTTGGTGATGTGTTCGTTCATGGCGGGAGATTTCTACATCGGCTCATGATCCAGGTCAATACTTTTTCTCATTTATTTTCAATCTTTTTCACTTTCCTTGCAAAATCAATGCATCCAGCGTGTATTTTGTTAGAGAATTTACGTCTGCCATACGTCCGATTTACGTCCGATGACACCGATCCCGCTCAATATTTGATCTTGAATTTATCCAATGCTCATGATATTATTCTCGCGAACTTGCGAAACGCAGCATTGCGCGTAGTAGGTGGGATTCCTGCCCCGATTGAAAGTTGACTCCATGTCATGACGAAAGCTAGGTCGGGTGCGGGTATCCAATCACAGCAGATCCCTCATGCCTCTCAACGATGCACACTTGAGGGATATTTTTTCACCGCTTGAAAATTATTTCTTGCGTTTTCCCAATCTTGTTCTATTCTTCTCTCGTTCGCGCGATACGACCGCCTAACAAAGATTTCTTGCTGTGTGTTCAAATAGCAACATAAGCCGTTCGTGAGGGGCAACTTGCGAACGGCTTTTTCGTTTTGCAGTTGAGCGACAAGGTCACATACCAAGTGCATGAGTCAACCCACAAAAAGGAAGATAGTGCCAGATTGCTTTCATGGGTATCCCGCTTGATGTAACCATTGCGGCGGGACTAAATAGCGTGTGTAACGCTCATCTTGATAACCTGTTTTACAGCCGCAACCCACAGGTAGAGATGAGTTTGCAGAAATGCAATTTGAAACGGTTAAACTGACTCAGTTATGAGGGAGTAAATCTGACAAAGTTTTTGCTGTATGGCGAACTTTGTCTTGGTTGCCTGATCTAATTGTAGGGAGAATGAGAAATGAACAAACGAAAGAAACACAGAATATGAGTGAGGAAACAATACAAGGAGAACATAGAAAACCACTTTTCCAAAGACTGCGAGACATTTGCGGATGTCTCACCACCGAGGATGATTGCGACGAAATAGCCAGAGTGGTGTTTGAGTCATATACAGTGGTGTTTGAGTCATATCCAACCAACGAAAAAATGAGCGAGGAAATCAACTGGCAAGAGCGATACAATCACCTTGTCGAATCACTACCAAAAAGCAAACGACCGTTTAGCGACAAACAAGCGCAAAAAGTCATTGCCTCGCAGGTTAAGCGCATCACTCAGCTAGAGGACGATTTGAGCCGCGCGAATTGCGAGCTGGATAAATTGAGAAAACAAAACGCTTGGCACGGGGTTGATACTGAGTCCTTTGTTGATGGCGTTAGAACTGGTGAGCTTGAAGTATGAAACAACCAAGCAAAGAGCGCGGATGCGAGCGTAAAATCAAGCTAGATCATCGCTACGAAAAGCAAGCAATGCGGCTAGCTGAAAAGCACGGTAAAGCGTATGGCGTGTATCTCTGCCCTCATTGCGGTCATCATCACCTGACAACCAAGATCGAAAACAAGAAAAAATACCGCAAGTTTGTATTTGAAACAGACTGGCACTAATTAAACAAAAGCGCGAACCTCTTTAATTGAGGCGCGGGAAAGTAAAGAAAAACCCCGCCAGTGGGAGCTGACGGGGCTATGCTGAAAACGCCTGAGCGTGTTCGTATCTCCTTTTACGCATGGTAAATGAGATGTGTCCTTTATTGCCTAGCTTTCGCATGTCATGAAGACAACTTTCAGCAATAGCAGACTATTTGTCACCTCCCAGCGGGAAGTTCGAGGAAAATGTAGCGCAATCGGGCGCGGAGTCAAGCGGGAATTTACACGGTGAACGTAATCCAATCACGAACGTTAGAAACGTTTCGACGTTGGCGAACTACACCCCCGCCGTCTCTGCTTCCTTTTGTGTTAGAATTTCCTTCGATGGTTTGAAATACGCCGTTTTTGTCAGGCTTGGAAATAGCGATGCCACAATGGCTTGTTGAGTGCAGCGAGAAAATGCCGATTGCCTCGCCTGTGTGGCTTCTGCGTGTTTTAGTGCTAGCGTCTTGAGCTTGCGACCATTCATCAAAGCCGTAAGCCGCTGCGGTCGTAGGGCGTTTGAACGTCAACTTTTTCCCGTGTGCTTTCTCCCATCGCGCCATAGCCTCGCGAACTACGAAGCATATGAACGCTGCGCAATATGGCCAGCCTGTGCCTTTGAGTGACGTTGCCGCTTGGTATTGCTGCACTCGCTCGCCTTTGTTTGTAAATCCGATTTCACGCACTCCGATTTCCTCGTTTGCCACTTCTTTGATGTATTCGCTCAGTGTTTTCATTTCGTGTATATTGTTATGATTGTTACGATTGTCGCCAAGATGAAAATCAACTGTGCGACTTTGTTGATATACCAGATTTTTTCTTGCTTGGTCATATTATATCATTAACTCATCACACGCATCCTTAAATGATGCTAGTGTTTTAATTGCCAACTTCACATTTTCAACATCTTTTTGATCCTGTAAGATATCCTCTGGCTTGATGTATCCTCCTTCAAAAAGATCATACCAAAAATCATCAATTGCAATATCTAGGTTGTTTTTTATTTTCATGGTTTCGTTTCCGTTAGTTCGCTCAATGCTTGCAACGACTCAATCAATAGTTTGCCTTGCTCTCGTTCGCGTTGATGCGATGGCATGTGAGCTACTGCTTCTTTCAGTCGATTGATAAGAGATGCAATTTCTTCAGTTGTCATGGCTTGTTTTCCGTTAGTTCCGCTGTTATCGGCAAAAGTCGGTAATCTGCCGCTATTGTCCACGCTCTACCTTGTCGGGTAGGCTGCGGGTAAATCCTGCCTTGTTCAATCCAGCTTGTCACAGTTCGACTACTGACCCCCTCGCGATCTCCTACCTCATCGCTATTCAGAAATTCCCGCTGTGGTTTCTCTTTGCTCGCGTTTCCGATTTGCACGCTGTTGAGATTGCTCGGAACATGCTGCGGTGCTAGGATCGGCAAGAGCTTCGCCAAGGACACAAGGAAGCTGAGAGTTCCCAACACAAGCAAAACGTTGATACGAATTTCAAGCGATCTGATTTTAGTTTCCATTTCCTGCATCCTTTTTTGAGTCATCGGGGGTTATTAATTTGCTGATTGCGGGGGGAACGAAAGCGAGGATAATTGGCTTAATAAGAGGGGCTGTCAATTTCAATATGCCCACCCCAAAAACCGCGCAAGCTCCTGATACCACAAGGGCAAGCTGAAGGTTAGAAATGTCTGGCAAAAAGCGGTGAACGTAGCTTGTGAGAATCGGACCAGCTACCACAGCGCAAACAACCGACATGATCCAGCGCGAATGCAACTTTACCCCACGGACGGGGAACAAGATGCTGCCGACATAGCCGCTCATGATGCCGCTGATTGCGCACCATGTCAGCAAAATATGCTCGGGATTCTCCATCTTGAGCGTTGCGATTACTAGTCCTGTAATGGCGATTTCTGCGGCGTGATTGGTCATTGGAATAAATCGTCTAGTTGTTCGGGTGTTAGGGAGAATTTAGGCGCAAGTGCGGCGAGCAATTCAGAATTTCTGCGAACGGTCGTTTCATATTCCCATGAGTTTTTAGCAAGTTCACGCTGCGTCTCGTTAGGGATTTTCGCAATCTCATCATCAACCAAACTTGGCGTGATGCCCGCGAGAATCAAGCGTTGGCGAAAGGTTGCCATTGGCAAGCTCATTGTGTCTCTATCAAGTTCTGATTTCATCCGATGTATAATTTACGGTTGATGATTTTAGCGATGATGCTATTCGCTCCTGATGGTGCATTTGTTGAGTGAGCTGCCGAAATCCATAGCGGGATTCCTTGGTTTGCAAATGTTCCGCTAGTCGGTCCACCTGCAAGCGTTGCGCTAGGTGTTGCGCTAGGGATTCCGATTGCAGTGTTAGTTCCAAACCATGTATGAGCCGTTACCGTGCCGTCACTCGCTAATCTGAGAATGACGTTGAAAAAGCCATCAATGTTTGTCGCGCCTAGTCCTGTGTCGATTCCAGTTCCTTCGACGTAGGTAGTTCCGTTATGCGCCCAAAGATTAAACTCTAGTTTGCTAGTGCTGCTATTCCAAGCGATGCGCCAACCAAAACCCCTGCCAGTGGTTGCGTTTGCATCCGCCGCAACTGCTGATGCGCCGTTAGCCATTCCTATTCCACAGCGAAAACTTGCGCCATTTGCACCTGACCCAGAATGAACAATGTTACCAGCCGATGCGAGCCTCAGCGGTGTTACTGGATTGGATGCGCCGCTGTTACCGGGGTTGCGCGACCAGTTACGAAAACGGTAAACGTTAGGACGCTGATTTGCGATTAGTGACGACAATGAGAGAGTATCGCCGTCTGCGCCACCGCTTGCGGTTCCTAGGTTTGATGTAAATGATCCAGCGTCTGACTCCTGAAACGTCAAGAGCGTAAACAATGACTCTATTTGCAAGTCTGCCGATGCAATGTCTAGCGCGTCTCTGTGCGCTGCCGCTGCGCCTGTCCCGTAGGTGTAGGACGTTGTATTGAATGTCGTAGCCGTTCCGCTTGGTATGGTTAGGTTGCGCCCTCCAGCACTCCAAGTGAGGCAAGGTTGCATACTGCCATCAACTAGCGATGCGCCACCGCTTTCTGTTGCTCCAAAATTAGAGCTTCTAATTGATGCACTCGGGTGAGCTGTTACAATGTTTGCCGCGCTGCCTAGTGTCTCAATATAAGCGTTTGTTCCTTCGGTTGTGATGTTTGCATTCGCGCCTGTTGTTGATATTCCAGCGTTTGCCCCGCTTGTAAAAATAGATCCATTTATGCCAGCGGTGTAGATTGTTGCATTCTCTCCAGATGTGCTAATGTGTGCGCTTGCACCCTGCGTGTAAATTTGAGCCTGATCCCCAATGGTAAAGATTTCCGCACCATCGCCTTGTGTGTAGATGTGGGAGTATTCGCCGTTTGTGTAAAGCTCGCCTCCTACTACTTCCAAATCGCCAAGCGATAAATTCGCCGTTCCAGTCTGCGCATCCGAAACATCAGCGAACGAAATGACTTTCGAGTTTGTGACGATAAACGCCCCAGTGCTTGCATTCGCTCGCTCGGTGATCCCGATTTGCTGCGGTATCGTTCCCGCTGTGTTAGAGTATCCGCCGCCGTTTGCTACGTAAATTGGCGAGTTGACTGTAAAGCCGTTAGTATCAACGCTGCTGAGAGTCCCGCTGATGATGCCGTTTGCGCTTGATGTGTTGATTGCATAGTCCGCGTCCATCACCCCCACAGCGGGCATTTTGGCGGCGTTGCTCGCGTCTGCCTTCATAGCAATTGGTTGCGAGCTACCAACGTGAAACCCGCTGATGTAAAACGGGTCGCCTTTGCTCATAGCTTCGCCCGTGCGGACATGGGTGTAGAGCGTGCCTGCTAGGTTGCCGTGAATGTGATTGGCGGTGAGCAAGCCTGATACGGTCGCTGTGGCTGTTGAAACGTTGGATAATGAGAGGTTGGCAGTGCCGTCTGAGGTTGTGGCACTTGTTACGCTATTTGGGCCATTTGCGCCATCAGCACCACGCGGGATAGTGAAGTTAAACACCGCCGCGCTTGTCGTGCCGCTGTTAGTGACGCTCGCATTTGTTCCTGCCGCGCCTGTGGTGGTAGTTCCGACATTCACAGTTGCCGCAGCGCCTTGTGTGGCAACGACTTTGACTTCTACCACATCACCCGCCGTTGTTTCTACGGTAACATTTTCCGTTACCTGTGTGACTTCTAATGTTACTTCGTCTGGCATGTTAGTCTCTAGTTGGTGGCAGTGTTACAGTGATTCCACCTCTTACGTAGTTGCGGCGAGTTCCATTTGCTGCGGTGGTTTTGATTGAATAAACGTAATACGCTGGATCAAGCGGGAATTGCTCGATTTGATCGATCTGAAATTCCCATGCCGCTGCGTTGGTGATTGTCACGCCGCTTCCGTTGCGAAGCTCTAAAGCCGTTCCGCATTGCGCTTGATTGAGTCGGAAATCAATCTCTACGCTAGCGAGCGCGCTTGTCGGCTCATCGTCGTTGATGACAACCCGAAACGACTGCGCCATAAACGTGTCGCCCTGCATTATATCGGGGAAATTATAGATTGCGGTGGTAGCCATGTTCTTTGCGCTTTTGTGTAGTCGTTTCGGGTTATGTCAACACTATTTTTGTCGTGTCAATTTATTTGTTGGTTAGCCGTTAAGGGGCGAAGCTGATATCAGCAGTTCCAGGTGCTGCTTCAGTTCCTTCAATCGGTGTGCTATCAACCTCAACATTTTTCAAAATGCCAGCTTCAAAAGTCAAAAGAGCTGTTACGTAAGATTCTAACGATAAAAAGTTAAAAGAAACATTTCCCCACCAACCGTCATCGTCAATTTTATTTATGCTGACAACCAGACCGTCTCTGATGCTGATATTGAGCTTGTGAGCGTCATTCACGTCCTCGTTAAGTTGATTTCCACGAATGAGAATCGCGCCATCTTGGTCTGACACTTTAATTTCAGCATCAGTGCCGTTGTCTTTGATACGCTTAAACTTGATGCTATCTGGCTTTTCTGCGCCTTCTGCGTCTGCCTTGATGATCGGTTGCCCGTCACCTTCCATTTGCATGAGCGTGCGAAAATGAATCTTGTCATCGCCGCTTTCGTAGGTCTTGCCGATTTCGTAAGTAACGCCGCCCGTTTCCTCTTTGACGTTAATCATTCCAACGCGCTCATCAAAGTGATCGACGTTATCCCCCGCACCGAAAAGCTTTAGCCGCGGCTTTTCGTTTACGATTTCAAACTTGGCTATTTTGTAATTGTGAGTTCCTGCGTTTCCTCCGAAGCCGAAAACCTCGGGGCGGAAATGCTCGCCCTCAAGTTCATCCTCGGCAACCATGACAACGGGATCGGATTCAATCTTGCCATCTTCTTCGACTTGCACTTGCACGTAGATTGCTTGCCCCTCGCTGATGCCGTGGTAAATCAGCTTGTCTTCTTCATCCACTAATCCTGTCGGAAAGTGATAGATCAACGCATTACCATCGGGGATTCTGCGCTCGATAACGTAGCCTTTAGAGAGCGCGATTTCATAGGCTTGCGGATCATCTTTTTTGCCTCGTAGCTTTGGCGTGAAAGGCGCATCGGGGGCGCGGTAAAATGCACCCGAATAATTCTCTCGCCCAGCGCGTGACAATCGTTTGACTTGCGCTGCCAAATGCTGAATGTCCTTGGCTTTGACCCTATCACCGCGCTTTGGTGCTTGCGGATTTGTTGGAATGTTTGTCTTTTTGCTCATATCAATCGTAAAGAATATTGTTGTCCTCTGTGTCATCAATCACAGTCCACTTGCGAGTGTAAGTGATAGGATTGTCGCTGCTTCTCGTTTCGCTCGCACCTGATAAAATCCAAACTTTGCCGCTTGGTGTTGGAGGCGAGTTTGGCGGCGAATCAATCTTGCCTAGGTCGGAAACTTTAGAATTAGACAATCCTCCACGGTCGGTTTTTGTCTCCGTGTATTCTGGCACGGGTTCTAGGAATGTTCTTACGCCCCTCTTGAAAATCATGTCAAACCATTTGATTGGTTCAGGATCGGTGATTGTCGTGATTGGATCGGCTGAAAAGTTGTCAATGATCTTAGGTGATTGTGCCTCCAAGTCCTCGGCTCGCGCTGTTCCCTCGTAGCAACGAACAATTGCCGCTGCATCATCGGGTGTTGATGCTGCCATTTCAATAAACTTTGGATGCTCAACAATTGGACGTTCCGCAATATCCGCAGAATACTCATACACGGTTTCGCGTTCTGTTTGTCCCTCGGTTCCTTCCTGCCATCCGACGAACGAAACGGTAACAATATCAATGCAGCTAGGTTGCTCTTGGTATTCGTGATCCTCAATAATTAGCGGCGCAAAGTAATCCTGCACATCGGGATAGATGTTAACTATGGTTACGCCTTTCTGAAAATACTCGGCAACGCTAGGATAGTCACCGCGCTTGATTTGGTAACTCTGCGTTGCTGTCCATTTCCCTGTGCCGTCTTTCTTTGCGCGAAAGTTCGGATTGGGTATGATCTTGTTATTTGCGATTCCGATGATTGTTGCACTCATTATGCGTAAGTTCCGTTTGTTCGTTCAATGCTTGCTAGGTAGCCGTTAGATTTCTGCATCTCATGCAAAAGCTGCGTTGTTGATGTATCTTTGCTGCCACCGAAAATGTTAGGGAAACCGATGCTCGGAATAATGTCTTTTATTGATCCTTTGATACCCTCTCCAAATGATTCACCAAGTGATTTCATAGCGTTGCGAATTGCATCCATAAATGCGCTATCGTTGAAAATCTCCAATGCTTTTGCAAACTCTGATTTGAGCATGTAGCCAAGCTTGGAGAAGTCCCCCTGATTGATTGCGCTTTCTAGTCCGTCAAATAGCTTTTTGAGATACTCTCCATTGCCGCCCATCATATCAAATCCTGCTAGGTTGATTCCGCGCCATAGATATTTCAATCGGCTAATCTGGTCGGAAAAAGATCCAAGCTTGCTCGCTGAGTTTTCGACGTTCTTGGCAAATGCCGCAACGTCTGCCCCCATTTCGTTTGTCATCACATCGGCATTCTTGAAAAGCCTGATGATTTGCATTCCCATCTTTGCCCCGAAAATCTTTTCTGTGATGTCACCAAGCTCCCCAATGCTGCCTTGATATTGGGAAAGCGTTTGCATGATGATTTTGAATTGGTCAATTGGCTTCATTCTCGCAAGCTCCGCCGCGCTCAATCCGATTTTGGCAAAGGTGTTTTGCAACTCTGTTCCGCCGTGTGTCGCATCATACATGTTGTCAGCGAGCGTCGAGAGCATCCGCCCTGCGTCAACTTGCGCCCCTGCTAGTTCCAATGCGCGATTCAAGCGAATGATTTCTGAAACGGTGCTGCCAGTTTGCAATGCTACATCCTCCGCCGCCCCTGCAAAATCAGCAAGCTCATTCGTGCCAGTTGCGGCCTTGATGATGATTCCTTCCAGCGTCTGCGCTGCCATCATGCCGCCAACTAATGCCGCGCCTTTCCCCATGGTTCTACCGATTGCGGAAAATCCATTCTTAAGACCAGCAAAACCACGTTTTACCTCTTCGCCGTCAAATCCTACTTTTACTGTTGTTCCGATAGCCATTGCTCTAAGTTCCTTTCGAGTTGTTCTAGTTTTTCGTTGGTTTTCTTATCTTCGACCGTTACCGAATAGCGCAACGTGTGACCGTTTTTAATGCTTTCGCAATAAAGTAATTGCAGCACCCGTGCGCAATCCATCTCCCATAAAATGACTCCTATCGGGATGCCATGCCGCAACGCGAAGTATTCTAGCTGCGCGTCTAAGCATGGCGAATCTCCTTTCCCGATGCCCCGCTTTCCATGCGAGCGATTCCGATGCGTGAGACCGCTTCCATGACTTGAGCAATAACGCTTTCTAGTTCATCCTCGTTATCAATCGCGAAGTCTGACAAGATCAAATCACGCTCGCTTTTGTCCTTGCGTGCGTATTCCTTAAACTCATCTTTGCCCAATGACATAGCGAAAACCACCTCAGTGATTGCGCTCAATTCGTCTGGTTTTTCCGACTCATTAAAACAATCGTTTCCAATCATTTTTAGCTTTTGGATTCTGCCAAATGATAGCTGATGCAATTGCTTCCCTGCTAGTGTGATTTCACCCAGCCATGCGCCTGATAGTTTGTTTTCTCTTTCGCTCATATCTTTTATCCGTTAAGTCTGCTTGCAAGTTCGCGCTTTTGATTCTGTGACAGTTTCACATCAATCATCGTGCTTGCTTTACCATTGGTCATGTAAACGCTCTGAATTGCGACTCTATGCAAATGCAACAACTCCTTGCGGTTCAGTGCAAACGCCAAGCAATAGCTTTCGGCATTGTTTGGAAATTTTGCAATGTGTCGCGATGCATCCTCAAATGTGGCAACGTGATTTAGAGCGTAAGTATCAATCGCATGAGCAAGCCAATCGTTAGGTGTAAATCCTTTTTGCGAAGTCTTGACGAATGCCGACAAGTGATGCAACGGGTGAGCCGCTGGCAATGTCTCCATGCGCGACCATGCGCGTGACATGGCAATCGAATCGTGCTTGCCGTCGAGGCTGTGAGGCTCGAAATAGTATCGAGAATAAACCGTGCCGTTTTCGTGCGAAATGATCTTGCACGGAACGTCTTGAGCGTTCGGGATTCCGATGCTCATGAGCGATGTTGCAAGGTTGATGTCACCTGTTCCAAATTTCTCCATTTTCTTTTTCTTGTTTTGAGTTGTTAGGATGATTTACCGATTGCAACGATTGTCAGATTTGTTCCCGCTGATGTTGCTGTGATGACTAAATCAGCGGTCAACATACTGCCAGTGAATCCGCTTGCATTCCAAATTTTACAAGGCAGTGGCAAAACCTGAGTTCCATTTGATGCCGTTGCGCTGCCGCTTGTAACGTTGATTTCCAGCGCGTAAATGCGAGCCATAGATGGGATTGTCACGCCCTCAAAATCTTTTCCGTCACCGTCTAAAACTTGGACTCCAGAACTGGCAACCCCTGCGGTTGTATCCGCGCTTGTCGGTGCTGCGATAATTCCAAGTCCTTCGGGAATGGCGATGTTTAGCGTGCTGTCGTTGGCGATGTAATTACCATTTGCATCAGATTTTACCGTTAGGACAATATTCACGCCTGAGCTTGTCACTGTGTATTTTTCAGCAATGGCAGTGTTTGCATTCAGCCCTAAGGCAAGTGCGCTTGCTACTAGTGCTTTCGTGTTTGCGGATGGCGTTAGTGGGATAGATACAGCAAGCGGTGATCCCGTCAAAGCTGCACCTGTAACCGTAACAGTGCAGATGCCAGTTGATGTTGCGCCCCCGCCATAAACTGTGTCCACAGTGGCGGTTTCGACTTGCGCAACTCCAGCAACATAAGTAGCACTGCCTGTGCAAACTCCCGTTTGAACGTCCAGCGTTGCCGTGGTGCTCGATGTGGTTAGTTTTGCACTGATTGCATAGCCAATATCGGCAGTCGTGAACGATTGCTGCGCGGCGGCAGTCCCAATCACGAAAGTGCCAGTTGTGAGCGATGATGCGGGTGTAGCTGAGAAGCTTGACCCGTAACCCGTTGAAGCCGATTTGATTATCATATTGTTAGATTTTAGCTAGCTGTGTATGTAGCGGATGAATCAATGCTTGGCTTGTAAACACAAGTTAAATCACCCATCTCAAATCCCGTATTGCTACGCTTCAACGATGCTTGCAAAACGATGACGCTAGCATTTGAAACGGGCGTGATTTTGAGTAAGTCAGTAGTCACCGTGAGCGAGTCCGCTGATGTGTTGGCAAGCGTCACCGTGTCGGCAATACCTACCATAAGCCCCGCGCCTTTTACAGCAACTACGCCGTCAACCGTTACGTCGATTGACTCATTGTAAATGCTCATGCCTACGTCCTGCCCAACGTGATTGGGTGCGTATGCAACTTCGCTATTGCCGCTGTATGAAATATTTGCAGCAAAAAGACCCGTCGAGGATGCTTCTGATGCAATGCCAAATTTTGCCGTTCCGAAAACTGTCGCGCTCATATTTTTATTAGTTAGATTTTGCAACCCGTGAGGGTAAATAAAATTTGTGAAATTGTTGTGTCGTTGTCTGCTGATGTTTCGAGTTCAAAGTCTCTCACATCGAAAATTCTTGTCAGCGTGTTGTCTGCTTCAGACCATGCGAGTAACGCCGTCACATCGCCAAGCAAGTCGTAAAATTGACCTTCTAGTTCATCCTTGTCGGCTAGCGTTGTTCCGCCATTAGCTCTCGGCACTGTGCCAAGTTGCGCCGCAATGCTGAAATCAATAACACCTCGCAAAACCTCATGCTCTTTGCTGCCTGTGATCGTGAGCTTGATTGCGGGAGGTTCAATTACAGATTGATCCCCGTCGATAAAAATATCCAAATCAGCAAGATCACCGATTGCGTTATCGGTGATGTAGTTTTTCAGTGATTTTAGAATGAGTGTCGAGGTCATGCCGCTTTCTGTTTTTTGAATTTAGCTGTTGCCGCTTTGTCATACCACTTGAGAATGTTTAGCAATGCGCGTTTCACTACCTGAGTCTTGCGCGATTGCGGTAGAATTTCAGGGCTGGCACTATGCTTTACCGTGTTGTTTAATTCAGCTTTTGGCGAAAAAACACTGCGCTTGGTTGTTGCATTACCAAGGTTCGCAAACTTCTGAGCGTGGGGAAGAAAGTTTTTACCGATGTTGACTTTTTGAGTTCCGCTTTGCTTACTCGATAGCTGATTGCCAGAACCGAACCATGCGCCTTTTGCCATGCCAGCATTATCACGCTTTGGCTTTAATGCCTCTTGCAAAATTGCCGCTGTAACGGTTTTTCTTTGCTCAATCGGCAGCTTAACAGTTCTGCGCCGTCCGCGTGTTCTATGCTGTTCAATCCATTCATAGCAAGCTTGCGGCGTCTTTAGTGATGGTCGAGATTCAACCATGCGGCAAACATTCATTGCATCGAGATAGATTGCCTTATTTTGAACGTCCTTTGTTTTTTTGTTCTTGCCAAACGCTTGCGTCGCCCCTGCAAGCTCGCGTGCAATCTGAACTCCCCACCGATACAAAGCTTGCTCTGATGACTCGCCAAACGACTTCCTAGCGGCAGCGAGACTGCGCTCTAGTTGTCGGTTGTCGGTCTTCATGGTTAGCTTCATGCGCGGGTGATAGATTCCAATTTTAGAGTGATGAAAGAACGTCCAGAAACAATGTCGGTTAGGCGAAAGTTTCTGCTGCGTGATGCCACAGATGCGCCTACGTAGCTTTTGATTGCTGCCGTGTAAGCCGTTGTAAATTCAGAGCTTTCAACGACTGCTTGAAAACTAGTAATCGGTGAAAATCCTGTATCTTCGTAGCTTTGCGAGTCGGCAATTTCATTCAATACCGCGCTAACAGATGCGCCACCGTTAATGGTGATTAACTCTCCTCCAATCGTGGTGCGAGCGGAAAGGAAAGCTTTTTTTGCAAATTCTGTTAGCGCGGACATTGATTGATTTACGCCTTTGCTTTTTTGGTAGCCGGCTTGGATTCGTTAGACGATTCCTTCCATGTTTTTTTACGTGTGCGACCAGCGGAAGACTCAAAAACCTCCCATTGATCGTAGCCTTGACCGTCATCCGCAACTTTGAAAAGCTTTCGCATTTCGCGTGGGTCGCCTTGCGCAATGATTGTGCGAGTGTCGCCTTTGACTCCTAATAATAGTGCTGATTGTGCCATATCTTTTTTGAGTTTAGCGGGGCAGTTTTACCCGCCCCGCTGTGCTATGAATTAAGCCGATACAAGACGTTTGATGCCAGCGGCAAGACCTGTTTCGTAACCGTAAACCGCTTCGATAACAGTGCGGTCGTTGCCGTAATCCTCAGAATACCATTGGCGAAGTCCAAGGGTGATTCCGCCTTCGCCTACGATTGGCTCTGCAACGCTGTATTTGTTACCAGCGGAAGGTGCAAGGTAGCGGAAAGCTGCTGCGATGCCGCTGCCGTCTGTGGCAAATCCGACAAGGTTCTCACCGTTGGCAGGGAGGATGTTGGTTGGGATGATCTTGAATCCGTGAAGCATTGGAATGTTACCGCTCATGATTGCGTTGTAACCATATCCGCTTGTGTCTTTGATTGCTCCAGACTTGCGCAATGCGGTGATGTAAGCGTTGGAAAGAACAAGGTAGCGGTCGGCTGGCATGTCTGCGTCATCGCAAGAATCAGCAACGTCAGCAACGTCATCTTCGTCAAAGGTAGAAGCCGCTCCCGTGAATACAGCCGCGCCAAAGTTAGCTGCGGTGATTTCACTCCATACGTCCTGAAGGATGGTTTTCGCAAGCAAGTTGCCTTTACGGATTCCGTAACGCTCCAGAACTAGAGCGGAACTGTTTGCAAATTCGATGTCGTCTGCGCCCATCGAAACGTATTTGTGTTTATTCAAGATGATTTCCACGGCATCGCTGTCGATGTCTTGAATAGTGTATGCACCGCCTACCGCTTTATCGGCGGCAGCGTCGAGTGCTGATGCCAAACGTGGAACGGAAACGCGATCACCTTTTTGCGCGGCAGCATCACTGAAAAGAGTGTTGAGAGCGGCAATAGGTGCGATGGTCGCGGTATAGCCCTGAAGGACTGCTTGCGAGATGATGTCATTTTGAATGCCAGTAGTTGAGTTAGCCATGATTTTTGGTTAGTTAGATTTTAGATTGGTTGATGATTGATTCTTTGTTCTCTTGCCAGTAGGCAGTAGCTGCCGCTGGGTTAGACTGTTTGAGTTGTTTGTATTTCTCAGCGTGATTTGTGGTAGTGTCTTCGCTTGTGCTAATCGGCGCTTCGTGACCGTTTTGCGAAAGCAACGTAATTGCTTTTTGCTCTGCGCTAGCCTCGGCAGTTTGCACTTCAGCTTGCAAGGTTTCGATTTGCGCTTGTGCTTGTGTTAGTCCTTCAGCGGATGCGTCACGCTCTGCGGTGAGAGTTGCAACCCGCGCTTGCAGATCAACGATAGATTGCGCTTGTGTTGCGACCGTATCGCGTTCTGCGGTTAGTTCGGCTTGTGCGGCGGATAGATCATTCGAGAGTGAATTGATTTGCTCCTGCGCAAGCTCTAAGTCTTTTTTGTTTGCGAAAATGCTCATGTCGAGTTCGATTTTTGATTGATTTGTGTTACGTCAAGAATTATTTTTAGATCATTTCATCTGCCAAGCCTAGGTCGATTGCGCGTTGTCCGCTATACCAGCCAGCGCGGAAAACCTCGCTGTCCAAGTTGGATCTGCGCTCTGAAACAAACGCTTGGAATGTTTCTCCGTGCTGATTTGCGGACTCTTGCAAAAATGCTAGCTGCTCTGCGTTAGGCTCAAGATGGAAAGTTGATTTCAGCGTTGCGCCCTCGTTGGTGATTGCTTTTGGCTCAATTCCGATATTGCGCTCGTATTGCGTCCAGTCATACCAAGTCATGATTGTCCCGATGTTGCCGATTTGAGCAGTTTCAGAAATGGCGATGCGATTGGTTGCGCTTGCCAACATGTAAGCGGCGGAACAAGCGCATGATGTCACCGTTGCGGCAGTTGGCACGGAAAGCGAGGCGATATAACGCGAAAGCTCGATAGCTCCGTTTACACTGCCGCCGCCGCTATTGATTGAGAAATTGATAGCTTGCGCTCCGTTTTCTAGCAAGTCCTCAATCTCATCTTTGATCGAATCGTAGCTTGTGACGATGCCGATCTTTTCGTAAACTGCTGGCACTCCGTTGGTCAACATTCCCTGAATTGACACCGTGCCGATTCCGTTTTCGATAGACGCTGCGGGTCGGAGATTGAAAAAATCCTCATACTCGATATCGTCGAGGCTAGCGTTCATCGCCGCGTGAAGCTGTGACGCATCACACGCGTAAAAGCGTTGCATGGCTAGGTGGTTATGCAGTTGGTTCTTCATTTGGATTAGATTGTTGTTGGCTCATTTCGTTTGGCGTGAGCATCACCATTTCTCGGTCTTCGATTGGAACTCCGTATTTCTGCGATACTTGAGCGGCAATAACTTTGCGTTGCGCGATTTCCTCGGCACGTTCGGTGTAATGCTCTGTCAGCGTTGTCCCTTGAGCTTCCAAAATGTCGCCAAGGTTAGTGGTTCCAAGTTTGAATCCTTCACGCATCATTTGCGCTTCTCTGCCGTCATCCACGGTCAAACGTGGGGGCATGGTAAACGACCACGAAAACGGCGCGGCAACTTGTGTGATTTTACCGTTGGCAGCAAGGACTGCATAAGCATATTCCAGCTTGCGCTTGGCAATGTATTTCAGCACCTTTTGACGTGCCAAGATTGCCCTGCGAGCGCGTTCTACTTCAGCGCGTTCCGCTGTGCCTTGCCCCGCTGGTTTCCAAGTCATTGAGTAACTCCAGCCGATGCCGATCAAGCTCATGCGAATCATGCGATCATGGAAAGATTCCCAAATTTCTCCTGGGTTTTCGTGCTTGATTGTCTCGATTTTGCTGCCGCTTCCAGCTACAAAATAACGGTTTGTTCCCGCTTGCAATCGCTCAAAAGTGATACCACTTGCAACGTTGCAAGTTGGCAAATCTCCGTTGGCTGGATCGTCTAAATCAGCACCGCCAATCTCGTTATGCTCAACTAGTCCAATGCTCGAAACGATCATTTGACGGATTCTTTCATACTCCGTAGATTGCAAGCAATGCTTCAAATCCTCTAGCGCGTGCGTGAAGCTTGGCAATCCGCGCCCTTGCTCTTGCCATTCAGGATTGAAACCATGGATGATTTTGTAAGCTGGAAAGTCTTCGTATTCGTCTGATTTCGTTCCCGTGCTGATGCGATAGGCAATCGGTCTGCCCGCTTTGTTGTAAATCACACCATCGCGAATCACCGCGCCTTTGTATTTGCCGTCCGTTAGCTCTTGCCCATCCGCTGTGTTTTTACTCCAGCATTGATGATACGGGATGGATTGGAACTGTGGAAAAGTCCCGCTTGAATCGTAGGTCAAAAGCGTAAAGTCCCCGCCGTCACGATCCATGGCGATGGATGTCAAGCGTAGGTCTGTTTGCCAATCATACATCCCGCCTCGGATGTCACAATTAGGGTAAAGGACATTGATTAGGTATTGCGTGGCAGCATTGCCTGCGTCTCTATCGCTGCCCGTGTAAGTTGGAAGCCAAGCCTCGCCAACGCTGTAATCGGCTTTTTGATTGATTGCCGCCCTTGGAACTCCCATGTTGGTGTAGAGCCTCCGTGACAATGCCGCCAAGGTTCGGCGGTCATTCATGGGAATGAGCTTGTCAATATCCCCCTCTCGATTCTCATACTGAGGCGAGCGGCGAACGTCACGCGTGGCAGCGTGCGCGAATTTTACATATGGGCTTCCAACTTACACGGGCAGCGATAGAGACGCAGGCAATGCTGCCACGCAATACCTAATCAATGTCCTTTA